ACACTAGAGGATGTAGTAAGTAACGAGTTTTTCGGCTTTCTGCGTTACATGTAACAACTACCCAATCTACGCCCTTGACACCACGCATGTAAACAAATACTATGCGCTAATGACATTCCTATCGATACCTTTTACGCCACGCGAGGTAAAAGCCACCGAATCGCGTTTACAGAAAATATACGACGCAGCCAAGCTGGGTCTGAAGAATGACTCTTTGGCCCTCGCTGCGGGCATGTTGCCGTCCGAGTACCGGCAACTGTGCCAGCTAGACCCCGTAGCGGAGATGGCGGCGCAGAAAGGTAAAGCAGACGGTGAGCTGGAGATGGCCCAGGTGCTGATCGCCTCCGCTAAAGAAGGCGACGCTAAGTCGGCGCTGGCTGTGTTGCAGCATGCACACGCATGGACAGCCAAGACTGAGATCAGTGTGGATGTGTACCAAAAGATAAGTATCACTCAGGCGCTACAAGAAGCGCAATCACGTATCGTTGAAGGCATTGTCGTAGACAACCAATAATGCAACTACCTATATATAGCTCGGACGAGGAACAGTTATTAATGAGCCGCCTTTGGGACCCGCGTGTTGCGGACGACCCTGAAGCGTTCGTGCTGTTCGCGTTCCCGTGGGGCCAAGCCAACACGCCACTGGCTAAGTTCAAGGGGCCACGTCAGTGGCAGCGCGACGTCTTAAGAACAATAGCCAAGCACATAAAGGACAACCAAGGACAGGTCGACATGACGACACTGCGCGAGGCTGTCAGCTCAGGTCGAGGCATCGGGAAGTCGGCGCTGGTTAGCTGGCTCATAATGTGGATGTTATCGACAAGGATAGGCAGCTCAGTTGTTGTCAGCGCCAACAGTGAGTCGCAACTGCGGTCAGTCACCTGGGGTGAGTTGACTAAGTGGCAGGCCATGATAATAAACTCACACTGGTGGGAGATCAGTGCGACCAAGCTGGTGCCAGCGAAATGGGTGTGCGAGCTAGTGGAGCGTGACTTGAAAAAGGGTACGCGGTACTGGGCGGCAGAAGGCAAACTGTGGTCGGAAGAAAATCCTGACTCGTACGCCGGTGTCCACAACCACGACGGCATGATGTTGATATTTGACGAGGCAAGCGGTATACCTGACACGATATGGTCAGTGGGCGCGGGCTTCTTTACAGAGAACATATTAGATCGGTATTGGTTTGCGTTCAGCAACCCGCGTCGCAACCAAGGGTATTTCTTCGAGTGCTTTAACTCTAAACGGGACTTTTGGCATGGCAGACAAATTGATGCGAGACAGGTCGAGGATACGGATAAAGCGGTATATGAACAGATTATTGCCGAGTATGGCGAGGACTCTGCACAGGCGCGGGTCGAGGTATACGGTGAGTTTCCATCGGCAGGCGAAGACCAGTTTATCAGCCCGATGGTTGTTGAGGACGCTTTCAAACGTGAGAGATATAAGGATACGACTGCACCTATCGTTATCGGGGTTGATCCGGCACGCGGGGGCGCAGACAGCACGGTCATCGTCGTGCGTCAAGGGCGTGACATCGTGGCCATCAAGCGCTATCAAGGCGAGGACACAATGACTGTCGTTGGCCGAGTGATTGAGGCCATAGAAGAATACAAACCAGTGATGACCGTCATCGACGAGGGCGGACTGGGGTACGGGATATTGGACAGGCTAACCGAGCAGCGGTACAAGGTGCGCGGTGTGAACTTCGGGTCACGGGCTAAGAACTCGATAATGTGGGGCAACAAGCGGGCCGAGATGTGGGGTGCGATGCGGGAGTGGTTACGCAGCGCCAGCATACCAGAGGATAGAAAATTAAAGTCTGACTTGACAGGCCCGATGAAAAAGCCTAACAGTAGCGGGACGATATTCTTAGAAGGTAAGAAAGAGATGAAGGCCAGGGGCATGGCAAGCCCGGACGCAGCAGACGCGTTATGCGTGACGTTTGCTTATCCTGTGGCCCATCGAGAATATAGGGTTGACAACGCGCCCCGTAAGTCGTATGCTAATGGTAGCGGAGCATCCAGCTCTTGGATGGGGAGTTAGCTATGCCATTAAAAAAATCATCTAGTAAAGAAGCCTTCCGTGCTAATGTTAAGGCCGAGATAGACGCAGGTAAAAAGCCAGCTCAAGCTGTCGCCATTGCGTACTCTGTTAAACGTGAATCAACTAAAAAAGGCAAAAAATGAAATTAAAACCTTTCGGTGAACGAATTGTAGTAAAGCAAAAAGAAGAAGAACTAACAACGGCCAGTGGCATTGTACTGGCCAAGCAAGCAGAGAAGAAGTTTGAAGGTGTGATTGTTGCAGCAGGCCAAGGCGCCATATTAGATAATGGCACGGTCAGAGCGATGACAGTTAAAGTAGGTGACACAATACTGTTCGGTGAGTATTCAGGACAGAAGTTTACATACGAAGACGAAGACTATCTTCTTATGAACGAAAAAGACGTGATCGGAATATTAAATGAATGATGACATGACCACCGTTGGGGTTGTCGCTGAAGGTGCTAATAAGCCTAACGACAAAAAAGACATGCTTGCAACGATGCGAAGCCGCTTTACTATGGCGGTTTCTGCGTATTCAGAAAGCCGTGAAGACGAGCTAGATGACTTACGCTTCGAGGCAGGTTCACCGGACAACCAATGGCAATGGCCTGCGGACGTACTGGCTACCCGTGGTTCAGTTCAAGGTCAAACCATCAATGCAAGACCATGCTTAACAATCAATAAGTTACCGCAACATGTTCATCAAGTTACTAATGAACAACGCCAAAATCGACCTTCGGTGAAGGTAATCCCTGTAGATGATAACGCTGACGTAGAGGTCGCGGAGATATTTGAGGGTGTGATAAGGCATATTGAGTATATTTCAGATGCAGATGTCGCATACGACACAGCATGTGAAAACCAAGTCACCTATGGTGAAGGCTACATCCGTGTACTCACTAAATATTGCGACGACAATTCATTTGACCAAGACCTATACATTGGCCGTATCCGCAATTCCTTTAGCGTTTATATGGATCCTACAATACAAGACCCATGCGGCAGCGATGCCGAGTGGTGTTTTGTCACAGAAGACATGACGAAGGCAGAATACGAGCGTCAGTTTCCTGATGCCGCGCCAATATCGTCCATGATGCAGCAAGGTGTGGGCGACTCCTCACTAAGTCAGTGGTTGACAGAGAACACAGTGCGTGTTGCAGAGTATTTTTACTACGAGCATACGCCAACCAAGCTAAACCTATACCAGGGTAACATGAGCGCCGTAGAAGGCAGCCGTGAAGACAAAGAATTGAAGGCTTTAGGCTTAAAACCGCTTAAATCACGCATGGCAGACGTTAAAAAGGTCAAATGGCTTAAAACTAACGGCTTTGAAGTGCTAGAAGAACAAGATTGGGCGGGTAAATTTATACCTGTTATCCGTGTTGTAGGTAACGAATACGAAGTTGATGGCCGTTTATACGTGTCAGGCTTGATCCGTAACGCAAAAGACGCACAACGTATGTACAACTATTGGGTTTCACAAGAAGCCGAGATGTTGGCACTGGCACCAAAAGCGCCATTCATAGGTTACGGCGGTCAATTTGAGGGTTACGAGACACAATGGAAGACTGCAAATACGACAAACTGGCCGTATTTAGAGGTTAATCCTGATGTAACAGACGGTGCTGGTGCGGTATTGCCATTACCTCAACGCGCTCAACCGCCTATGGCGTCTAGCGGTCTATTACAGGCTAAAGCCGGTGCATCTGACGATATTAAGTCCTCAACTGGTCAATATGACTCCAGTTTAGGCGCGACAAGTAACGAACGCTCAGGCCGTGCCATCTTAGCGCGTGAAAAACAAGGCGACACAGGCACATACCACTACGTTGACAATTTAGCGCGTGCTATACGTCACTGCGGACGTCAATTAGTGGACATGATACCTAAAATTTACGATACAGAGCGTATTGCTCGTATTATTGGCGTAGATGGCGAAGTGAAACGGGCTAAAATTAACCCATCACAAGAGGAGCCAGTAAAGAAAATTGTTGATGAAACAGGCATTGTGATTGAAAAAATCTACAATCCTAGCGTTGGTAAGTACGATGTATGCGTATCGACTGGCCCAAGCTACATGACTAAACGTCAAGAGTCACTTGATGCCATGAGCCAACTATTGCAAGGCAACCCACAATTGTGGCAAGTGGCTGGCGATTTATTCGTTAAAAACATGGATTGGCCTGGCGCACAAGAGATGGCTAAACGCTTTGCTAAGACTATTGATCCTAAACTACTAAGCGATGCCGATGAAGACCCAGCATTGCAAGCAGCACAGCAACAACTTGAAGCCATGGGCCAAGAGCTAGACCAATTGCACGGCATGTTGCAAAACGTCAGCAAATCTATGGAAGCGCAAGACTTGGCAATCAAAGAACAAGAGGCTAACATTAAAGCATACGACGCTGAAACTAAACGTATCAGCGCAGTGCAGGCGAGTATGTCACCTGAGCAAATCCAAGACATAGTAATGGGTACAGTTCACGGCATGATGGACAGCGGTGACTTAATTGGCGAGATGCCAGGCAGAGAAATGCCAAACGAAACAATGGAACAGCCTGAAGGCATGATGCCTGAAGAACAAATGCAACCCGAACAACCAATGATGCCGCCTGAAGGAATACAACAATGAAAGCTTGTGACTTTGTAGGAACACTATTCTTAGCTAGGGATGTAGCGCACTCTGTACATCTAAATACTAGAAGCTACTCTAAGCATAAAGCTCTACGTGGCTTTTATGACAATGTTATTGACCTAGCGGACAACTTTGCTGAAGCCTACCAAGGCCGTCACGGTTTGATGGGGCCAATAACGCTTCAGTCAGCTAAAAAAACTACAAATATTATTGACTTTTTACAGAATCAATTAGAAGAAATAGAAGCTGATCGCTACAAAATATGCGACGAAACAGATTCTCCCATACAGAACATAATTGACGAAATTATAGGCTTATACCTATCAACCTTGTATAAATTGAGGTTCTTAGCATGAACGTCTATACCTCACAAACTCAATTTGGCAAAACTGAAGATTTTGCTTTACAAGTGGCTAGAGGACAAATCCCTGGTCATTCAGCCATATCAATATTTGGATATAATCCTGACGTAGATACAACTGAAGAATCAATTTGGCCTGATGGCGGCACAGTGCCTCACCCAACCTTGGCTTCCGTGCTTAAAATAAGCTCGTCTAGTGCGGACGATACTTCAGCAGGTACTGGCGCAAGAACTGTCACTATAGTGGGACTTGATGGAAGCTATAATCAAGTTAGCGAAAGCATAATTTTAAATGGACAAACAGCAGTTAACACAACGAACAGTTATCTTTATGTAAATAGATTTTATGTAGCTTCAACTGGATCAGGCGGTGCAAACGCGGGTAATATTAATGCAGGCACAGGCGTAGTAACTGCGGGCGTCCCTGCTGTATTATATGACATTATCGCAACAGGGTATAATAACCGCACTACCGCACATTATTGCGTTCCAGCGGGTTACACAGGCTACTTAACTACAGGTGTTATTACTACAGGGCAAGCCTCAGGGTCAACTTCTGTAACGGCGTTTTTAAAACAACACGGCCAAGATGGAATTGTTCGTGTGGGTGCGGTATCTACGCTTAACAACGGGTCAGTGCAGTATGATTTTTCATACCCGTATATAATTTCAGAAAAAAACTGTGTAGGCGCCTCTGCAATAGGTTCTGCGGCAAATAACTCAGCAAGTGCATTTT